GACTATGCACCTTGTTCGTGGCATGACTTCTATAAATACTAAGAAACGTCGTGCAAAAAAGAAACCCGGTGAAGCCAAAGCGATTGAAGAACATAACAAATGGCTTCGTAAAAGAGGTTTGCATCCAGATCAATTAAAGTTAAAGGAGAAGTCGAGTGGCCAAGTTATTCCGAACTATGCAGAAACGCGTACAAAGATCAAGACGTCAGACATTGTCACTCCAATCGCCGGCAAACGAGCCGCTCAAGAATACTCCGGAGACTATGTTATCGGAATCGCCACGTTGCATAAATCAAACCTCGTTCCAGTGGGGCGAGGCCAAAGCCCCGAAGAATTAGCAAAGATGAGGAGATAATAATGTCATATCCTAAAAAAGAATATTATGTCTTAAAATGGAACGTCACTCTCGACCGAGAACCATATGGTAAATGGTGGGATTGGATGATCGAAGAAGATAATAATCGTGCAGTCTATTGGCATCGTACTACCGAAGAACCATCGGCTGAAGATGTTACTGCTTATATTCACGAGCATGAAACAGACTGGTCATGATTGAAGCTGCGGTGATGTGTCTGGCTATGAACGCTTATTGGGAGTCTCGCAATCAAGATATCGCAGGTATGATTGCAGTGTCTCAAGTTGTAATGAATAGAGTTGAGTCAGAGTACTATCCAGACGATCCGTGCAGTGTAATTACACAAGGCCCTGAAAAGCCTTCATGGAAAGATCCGAATGTCTTCTATCCAGTACGCCATAAGTGCCAATTCTCGTGGTATTGCGATGGTAAGTCTGATGAAATACCAGAACAGGACAAAGAGATCTGGGAACAAGCGCGAATGGTAGCAGCCGGTGTTTATCTTGGAAAGGTAGAAGATAATACCGATGGATCATTATGGTATCATGCAGACTATGTACGTCCAGATTGGAGTGAAGTCAAAGAAGTTCGTGCAGTAATTGGTGATCATATTTTTTATGGATGGGAACAATGACAGCAGAAGAATTTAAGTTATATGAACGTCGTATCGATAATTGTTTTAGAGCAGCAGACAGTGCTAAAGATCCAAACTTCAGAACATTCTGGCGTTTGACAGCAATGACTTTGTTGCGAAAAATGAATAGGTCACTTAGCTCAGCCGGATAGAGCAACTGCCTTCTAAGCAGTAGGTCGAGGGTTCGAATCCTTCAGTGACCGCCAAATTTACATTGAGGAGTTGAGAGTACGATGAGTGACGCTGTGTTTTGGTTAGTGGTAGGAGTGCTGATTGTATTGTTTTGGGGAGAGCCAGACTTACATGACGCATTGATTCATTTTTTAATGAAGAACTAAATAAATATATCGGTATAGTGTTAACGGTCTAGCACGACAGTCTCCAAAACTGTAAGTCAGGGTTCAAATCCTTGTGCCGATGCCAAATTTACAGGAGATCCTAATGCTTGAATTAATAGTTGCTGGTATGATGAGTTGTAATTTAGCTGGTCATGAAATTATTGAATCAGGTGATCGTCAATGTAAATATAAATGCCAAGATAAAAGCATTGAGTATGTATCAACAAATAAGCAATTCCAGTGTCCTCGTAGGTTATATGTAGAAAATCCTAAGAAGCTGCCCCGAGGCACTAAGTATTCGAAGAAAGATAAGAAATAAATAACCTTGCAACCGATACTATATTTCTCGGCTCTGCTCAATAAGCTTAGCTTAGAGGATCTCCTTTCTTCTCTAAGCTAAGCAAATTAATTTAGAATCTGCTCACTTTTTTGTTTACAAACACAGAAAACTATGGTAGAATATACTTAACAATAAAGGGAACAGTCGAGCGATGAACGCGGTTAAGCCTGTAACGACTATAAAATAAAGACGCAGGTGGGAAATGGAGCGCCCTCACTAGAAAGGCCCATCATATTATTTTGATTGTTGAGGAGCAATATTATGGCATTAACAGCATTAGCCGGTAAAAAGATTAAAAAACGCGCACCACGTGCGCGTGCGAAAACAGGCCTAGCAGCAGCACCTATCGAGAAAGGCTTTGATGCAGTCAAAGATTATTTCCACATGGAAATGGACCGCAAAGATATAGCCTCTCAGATCAAGACTTATATTAAGAATAACTATAATAAGTCTGATTCACGTGCAGCGCTGGCCTGTCCTGAATACAAATTCTCTATGACACACTTAGGTGCTACAGCATTTTGGAATAACCAAAAGCTTGAAGAATCTGATAAGTCAATACAATTTACTCGACATCTTAACGATAAGATCTCTATTATGATTGAGATGGGTAAACAAATTCTTCTTGAAAAGAAAGCAGATGTTGTAACCAATGTCGTAACGCTTTCCCCACAACAACGCCTTCAGAATAAGATTAGTAATACTATTATGCAAGATCTTCTTGGTCTAGAAGATGATTGGATCGAAGGTGAAAAGACTACTATTAATATTTACGATCTATTTAAGAAACATGGGTTGGCTGGATCTGCTACACTTGTAGTCCGGCCAGTGATTGAGGGCTGGTTACTTGATTATGAAGACGCTTACCATAAGCGTTGTGAACAGGCTGTTGAAGGTTATTCACACCTGAAAAGACCAGAACTCAATCGCAGAATTAAAGCGTGTCAGGATATGCTCCTCGATCTTGACCGCATTAAGTCCGCAGCAAAGGCTACTCGTAAAACTCGAGTCAAACAGCCTAAGGCTGCGGACAAACAAATTAAGAATGTCAAGTACAAGACTGAGGATAATACTTTTAAGTTAGTATCTATTCCACCAATACAAATTATTGGTAAAATGCGGTTGTACACATTTAACACAAAGACTCGTATGATAACCGAGTACATAACACAAAGCGCTAATGGATTTGAAATCTCAGGTAGTACTATTAAGAATATTGATACTGTCAATAGTCGCACAGTCAAGCTTCGTAAACCTGAAGAGTTCCTTACATTAGTTCAAAACAAAACACCAAAGCAAATCGATGCTGAGTGGAATAAACTCACTACAAAGAGTAGTGTGCCTAATGGTAGAATCAACGTCGATACAATCTTATTGAGAGTGCTAGATAAATGAAAGTGACTATGATCGATCCACCAAGTGGATGGAAATATGGATTTCCAAAAATCTTTCCGGATAACGTTGAAGATACTCTTAAGTGGTTAGTCGAACAAGGTTATCCACAATCAGAAATTGACAAGTGCGGCAAACACTTTCATTGCAGATATTGGTATCATGAGGAGGAATATTATGACAATTGAAGAAAACTTTCTTACTAAATCTAAGTTTACTGTACTTGTTGAAAAGACAGTCGGTGACTTGAAACTAACATACATGGATGCTATTCTGTATCTTTGTGAAAAGAATAATCTCGAACCAGAAGATATGAAAAAGTTTGTCTCACCTATTATTAAAGACAAACTTGAAGCTGAGGCAATGCAGCTTAATTTCTTGCCAAAACAAAATACTCTTGATTCAGCTTTTTTCGAATGATGAGTATATATAATTGTGTACAACGACGCATGAACGTTGTATAATATAAAATCATATTTCAGCTATACAAAGGAAAATACAAATATGTCTTTCGCAAATCTAAAACGCAATCGTGATCAAATCTCCAAACTCGTTCAAGCAGCAGAATCTGCTGGTGGCGGTGAAAAGAAAAACTATGGTGATGATCGCATGTGGAAACCTACAGTAGATAAAGCAGGTAATGGTTATGCCGTCCTCCGATTCCTCCCAGCAACCGAAGGCCAAGAACTCCCATGGGTTCGTTACTGGGACCACGGTTTCAAAGGACCAACCGGTCTATGGTATATCGAAAACAGCCTTACTTCTATTGGTCAACCTGATCCAGTCGGGGAACTTAACTCGCGGCTTTGGAACTCTGGTATCGAATCAGACAAAGATCGAGCCCGTGATCAAAAACGTAGACTCCATTATGTAGTCAATGTACTCATTGTACAAGATCCTTCAAATCCAGCCAATGAAGGTAAAGTAATGCTTTACAAATTTGGTAAGAAGATCTTTGACAAGATCA